ACATCGGGTTCATAGCTGCCGACCCACTTTGATAATTCATCCAGCGCTTCCCCGATTTGTTCCTCCACGATCTGCTTACATATAGCAGGCGTGTCCTCAACCGCCACCACCGGCGCAATCTTGGCAGGCATGGATAACAGCTTGGACCGGCAAGCTCCGATGATCTCAGCCCAGGATCGCGCGACTTCCTCGGTTGGGATTAGAACGCCTTTCCTTTCCTTCAATTCAATCTCGGCCATTTCGGCTTCAGCGGCTGTCTTACGCGCTCGGACTTCATCAAAACTCACGACGCCCGGATTGATAGATCGTTCTTTGAGATAGGCAATATAACCTCGAACGGCTGGGACTAACTCATAGCGACCCCGCTCGGCCCTTGGAATAACGCCTTCCTTAGACAACTGCTGGACTCGCCGAGTTGTTAAATCGAGCAACCGCGCGATTGTTTCGACTGGATATGTTGCTGGGTCAGCCATGATTTATTGATCTTTTCCCTCAACACAAAATGCCTTCAACGGATAGAAAACCAAACTGTTTCTATATCCGTTTTTCTTGGTCGCCTGTATAGGCGTGACGCCATGCAGGTTTCTCCATGCTGGATACACAAGAATAGAATTGTCGCAACTGTCTATCGTTGCGCCATAATCTGGGATAGTCAGATTCCCTCCATGGGCGTTTTCTCTCTTTGTAATTATGACATTGACGCAGCCTTTCAAGTTCGCTGTGTCTCTGTGATATTGGGCAGCGATATTGAAATTAGAAATTGAACTTGTGAACAGGTTGCCGAACCTCCATTTTTTTGGAACCGTCTGATCAAAGATATTTTTCTGTCTTTCGTAGATTTGAGGCGTTTTTTCACATATAAGTTTTTCAGATTCTATAGCCGTCAGAAGCATAGCTTTGATAAAAACCCTGGCAGACTTGTGTCTGTGAACGCTTGAAATCGTTGGATAGTTTCTTCTCATATGTGGTTTTGGCGGGACAGCACCTAAGATAGTGCTGTGCTGCGTGACCAAATTAACGCCTTCTCTCGCCCTTTTGGCCTTGTCTTTTTTGCTTCCTTGCGGTCCCCTGCTCATTTCTTGCTTTGGAACACGCTCAGAAAGCAATTCTTGATTCGCTATGTTGACAAGGTTCTGCATTTTTTGCGGAATCTGCCGCATAAAAAACCCAACAGCTTCACCGCTTTCATCGTAAAAAATTGTATCTTCTGTTACGTTTGGCCCTATGGTCGCACACTTGTCACCGATTTTTATATTGTGACCAACCTTTTCGAGATGAAGGTTTTTCATTTCACTACCTTTTTGTGGTCTGTTGCGAATTTTTTAATATCTACTTTTGCGTCTATCCTGCCAGTTTTTGTCTTTATCAATTTTGCATATGGATGCCAATCTTTAACCATTCTAACCGCCCATTCAGTGTCTCTTTTGTTGGCGTAGTTATCGTGCAGACCGCCCTTGTTCGTCCCGATAACAGGAGTGCTGAAAAAATATCTATTGAACCTAACAGTCCCATGACCGTTTTTTATTGTTTGCAACAAAAAATCTCTGTCTTCTTTTGTGTCGTCTTTATAGCGCCACGATATTCCAGGAACTCTTAACATAACGCAACCTTCTGAAAATTTACGATTCACAGAAAATGCTGTTTTTTCGTGCCAAGCGTGTTGCCTGTGATTTATCCCAACAATTTCAAACGGCATCTTCTTTATTTTTTCAAAAATTTTAAGCCATATCCCGGCATCAGAATTGTGATTCTTGCCGTCATAAAATCCAAAACTTGTTATATCGTCGTCGCAAACTATCACCCACTCCTCGTCGTTTGCCTTGGCCCAGTCCAGTATAAAATTTCTGACATAACTAATTCCTTGATCATTTAATCCTATGTCAATGATGTTCGGTTGCGTTTTGTATGCTGACAGATCTTGCGGCTCGACAAAATGGTAAGACTTAATTCCCACCGCCTCGAAGAGCTTAAATGTTTTTGTCCCCGGTCTGCCTTTTGATAGTATGCAACAAATCACATCTTTTCCTTTTCTTCTCTTAGGAAATTCATCAGCATATATCCAACATAGGCCTCTTGATCCCTCCACCATTTGATAAGTTCAGTTGCCTCATCGTAATGCTCTGCTTCAAATTCTATCTGTATCGCTCTTTTGACGTTGCCCTCCATGTCGTCTAGGCCTTCGTCTACATCATAATTATCGTCCAGGATAGAATAATCTATTTCAGAAATAGTCAGTTCAGCTTCATCAAATCCCAGGACGCCTATGTCATATTCTTGGAGTTTCAATTCATCTATTTCTAGCGTCAACAATTCCTTGTCCCACTCAGCTTCTTCTCCAACGCGATTGTCCGCCAGCCGATACGCTTTAACCTGAGCGGAAGTAAGATTGTCTGCGATCACCACCGGGACAGCATCCATTCCAAGCGTTCGCGCCGCAGCCAATCTAGTGTGGCCTGCGACGACGACCATTTCGTTATCAACGACAATTGGCTGTTGCCAGCCAAATTCTTTCAAAGATGCGGCGACCTTGGCAATGGCCTCTCCATTTCTGCGCGGATTCCGCGCGTATGGGATGACCTTGTCAATTTGCGTTTGCTTGATTTTCATTAGATTTTTCTCCCTTAAAAACGAAACGCAACGACAAAAAAATTTCTGTCGCTACAAAAGTTCCGGGGTTGCGCGTTACCCGTATGTCTGCCAGTCAGCCAGTACCTTTTGCATCTCACCGCCTCTTAGGCTTTGCAGACGCCTGGGCCTTCTTGAAGTTCTTTTTGAAGTTTCTAGCCATGGAAATTTTCCCCTGCTTCCCCGCGTCCTCATAGAAATCGAACTGCTTCTTAACATTGCCATCAGAATCCATCAAATACAGGACTTGAAGCGGATATCGTTTCTTGGTTGCCCTCCGCACGATCAGGTCAGCGCCGCCCTTGGACGTTATCCTGAATACGTTCTTGCGGTTGAGCAATTGACGCGGCCTGTTAGCCTTCCTGATTGCGCCGCCGGCAGTGCGTGGCAGGTTGGCATCACGACCAGGGATCGCCAGCGATGTCCCGCGTGGCTTCTTGACCCCACCGACCGCCAGCCGTTCCATGAAGTCGCGGTTGAGCTTGTGACCCTTGGGATGGTTGCCCACCGTGACGTTTAAATTCTTCTTGGTCGCATAGTTCCCTGACCGCTTGGTCGTCGTCATCATGGCCGAGCGCATGAAGCCCTTGTTGCGTTGCGTGACATCACCGGGCCATGTGCGTTCGATGGTCTGCGTCCGCATCTCGAACGCCGTTTGGTTCATTGACTGAGCCATGGCGAATGGCAGTTGGTCTTTGCCAAAAGCGTTCATCACCTGGGTCAGGCTCGTCACATTAGTCGCCACATTTATTTCCATCGTAATCCTCCTGCATCGTCAGGGTAACGGGTAACGGTCCCTAAAGGGACCGGTTACGTTACGTTACCCCTCCTCGCTTCTGCCAATTTTGGTACAATCCCGTTACGTTACCCCTCGTTACCTCGTTACCCATCGCCCTCAACCCCTAGCAATAGTGCGGTTTTCCATGATGACCCGGTAACGGACCAGCCATCACCGCTCGTTACCACATCGCCTGATCTTAGCAATTCGCACACAATACGGCCATCCGCCGACGGTTTGAGGTTTTGGGCCGCTGATGCAGGCTTTAATCCGAGATCATTGAGGTGATATTGGAGAAGCTCATCGCGTGATATGTATGGGCGCCCATCAGGGTCAATGGGGTTCTTGACCCCCTTCCAGGCCATCTCAAATGTCCGTTGATGTTTGATGATAGGATTGTCTTTGGTTGGTTTCGCTGGCTCAATACCCTCGACCATAACGGCTGATGTCACCTGCTCACCATCCTCATCATACCATCCGGCAATCGGTACTGACTGGAGTTCTGCAAATAGGTTTGGTGCTGCCTCGGCATCCTTAGACTTACGCTGCACGATCTCAATCGTATCGCCTGGGATAACCGAGATCTCGACATCCAACGCACCCTTCCATGCTGATGATCCGCGCGCTCGATGCTGGGCCTCGGCTGAGACGCCGGTATGGTGGACTAGGATTACTGTTGCTCCGAACTCCTGTATCAACGCCCCGCAGGCGTCCAGCATCCCTTTGGCATCCTGGGCCGAGTTCTCATCACCCTGTAAGTGCCTATGCAACGTATCAACCACGATGGCCGTTGGAACATCTGGCAACGAACGTATGGCCTCCACAGCCTTCTGGTAGCCGTCAGGAGCGTTCAAGTCTAACCCATGGGCTGAGATGTACATGTTGAGGGCGTCAACCTTGTTGTGCGCCTTCCAGGCTGCCAACCGCCCGCGCAATCCATGATGGCCCTCGCCCGCCAGATATACCACTGACCCATGGCGGACCTTGTTCCCGAACCAATGGCCGACTGCCCCACGCGATGCCACAGACCCCATCATGTCGAGGACCATAAACGTCTTGCCTGACCCGGACGGACCATGGATCATTACCAACCCTTCACGCTGTATCCAGCGCTTGACCAGCCATTTAAGCGGCGCAGGCTGGGCTGAGAAGTCGTCGGCAGGGATTAACCAATCATCTTGGGGTGGGAATAGGATGCCCATCAGGTCATGGCCTGCTAGAGCATAATCGTTCGCATCGCCTAACTCCGGCGGCATAACGATCCGGGCGCCATGTTTAGCCGATGCCTCGTCCGCCTTATTCCGCCCGACGCCAGACGCATCGTTATCAGCCACGACCACGATGTCCTGGGTCGCCCCGTGGGTTTGGCGAAGTTGGCGGACTATTTCTGGAAGGTTGTTGGCACTGTATGCAATGACAACCGGTCTGTTCGACACCTCGTGGATCGTGGCTGCTGTGGCGAACCCCTCGGCCACAAATATCGTGGACCCATCAAGATCGCCTAATGTCCAGGAACATCCCCGCGTCGCAGCGCCTGGGTGGTAGCGTTTATCCTCTCCTATGTATTGGAGCGACGACAGCTCACCATCTGATCCGAACAACGGTACAATCAACCGCCCATCGCCTGTAGTCCTGACCCCATGCGGCTTGATATTTTTCTTGGCAAGGTATGGATGGTCCGGCGATGCGCCTGTGGCATCCCGCCAGATGGCCTGGACAGTATCTGCCGCAACCTCCGCCTTCCGCTGCCGCTCGGTATCGCGCAACGCCTTGGCTTCGCTTTGACGCCGGGCGATCGACATCTGTTCTGGTACGGTTAGTTCACGATTAAGATTGGCCCTAAACGTCCCGTCTATACCATCCCGCCAGCACCCAAACCGGCCAGCCACAGGCGTATCTGGGAAGACGATATACCAGCCGGAGTCATCGCGCCTGCGGCCTTTGGTGCTGAACCGATGAAGCTGCCCATCAATCCGAATGTCCACCGGCGGCTCGATGCCTGCCGATCGCATGGCATCTGCAAGCTGGGTTTCCGGCGGCTCGGCATACGCCTCAACCGTGGCGCCGCGATATGGCCCGCCCATGATTTTCGTAATGTCAGCCATCGGTGTTGATCCTTTCGCGCGCCAGTCTGGCATAGCCTTCGATGTCGAGCCAATGGTCAGGCTCGTTTGCATTGCCTGCCAATATCCTTGCTATTTTGCTGGCGATCATGTCCAGCGCCTCGCACTGCCAGGACGTGAGTTCACTATATCCGGCATATCCTCCAGGTCCTCCACCCCGCATCTCGTCCTTCAAGCTCTGAGCGATCACTGAGACCTGGCCAAAATCACCATGCGTCCCCGCCCGCTCCTCAAGCACATCTTTAATATCAGTCATCAGCCCGCAACTCCCCGCGCGTGACCACTTGAATTTGATACTGGCGCAGCATAGGCGGTCGCTCCCCCCATTGTGACACCGCCGCCTGACTGATGCCCAGCGCCTCGGCGACCGCCGCCTGCGTCTTATAATGCCTCATGATTTCGTCCGTCGTCATTTTTTTCACCTTTT